TATCCGATACATCAATTCTTAAATCTTTTTTGTCAAATGTTAATTGATAAGATGAACTAACTTCATATTGTCCGTCAATACTTGATGTAAACCAACTACCCCCGTCAGTCAATACTGAACCTGTAACCCAAGGTGTTGTGTTTTCTTCATCACGATATCTCCAACTTGCTCCGTCATCCGTTACTGGGTCGTGGTCAAGTTTTCCTGTTCCTTGTTTCCAAGCACTACCACTAACCATATAAGCATAAACATATTGTTCTGCTTCAACTTCTTCTGAAGTTGCGTCGTATAGATTTAAATAAAAGTTTGCGGTGGAAGGAATTATTCCGTCTACGATAGATTGAGATATATCAGTATAGTCAAAATCAATTAATATTCTGGATACATTACCGACGGTTCCATTAGAGTTAACATCTTTTACGATTTCTAATATTTCATCTAATCCTGTATTAACTGATGATGTTGTTCCACCTGAATAAAGTGTTGTATCTCTTTTACCAAACTCAAAATAATGCATTATCTATCTCCTACTACTCTACCCTCAATATCAATATCTGGGTATTTTAATTCAAATATACTTGGGTCCAATGAAGGATAAACAATTCCATCTCTCGTAGCTGCATCCATATCATATATGTTTCCACTATATCCTTCAGACACTTTGTGTTTGTTTTCAATCACTACAATATTCTTATTAGGATTATTGTCTTGTGGTGGAACTACTGAGATTACCCCCTCAACCAACGAGATAACATAAGCAATATCATTCAACACAATCGGTTGATTGATTTGCCATTTTTTAATTTCAAAATGTTTCTTGACTGCTTGTATCGCTCTAAACAATACTTCGTTTTTATTAAATCCTCTACGAACCAATATACCAAATCTTACTCCAACATTTGTAACATAAGCATCTTTAATGTTGATAGCGTCTGTTAATATTCTGTATTGTGAAAGATATGTTTTAACATTTTGTTTTACTGCTTCGTTCAATTGAGTTAACTTTCTATCTGAAGTGTATCCCAACATATATAAATTTAATGCTAAAGGATTTGGTATAGTATCAATATTACCAATTCGTTTTACCACTCCGTCAATAACTTCTAATTGTCCGTTCTGTTCTAATTGTTCATCTTGAACAATAAATGCTTTTGCTACATTACCATACTTTTGTGGTAAAGAGTAAACACGAGTTACATAGTCTTCTTTTGTTACTGCACGATTTTGTGCATTAAAGTAAGCACTTGCATTTAGTTTTATATCTTCTAATGTTTCTTGACTTGCTCCACCTGTTGCTCTTTCCAAATTAGTAACTTGAATACTTTCTTGAACACCTCTCAATACTGATGAATCAATACCAGATGTGGAATTAGTAAAACTTAAACTATTCAACATAGTTATAGAATTTACTGGAACATTATGTTCTACTGCTCCACCATAACGATAAGTTACGGTTAGTGTTGTATTTGCAGGTGACAATCCAAATGTTTGTGTTTTTAAGAAATTACTTGGGTCAAAACTTTCGTCTAACCTTGAAACACCACCACCTAATGCTGAACCAACATTATCTGGATTTGGTATTATTTCTTCATCTGCATTATCACTAATACCTGAACCAAATCTTATTTCAGTTTTGTTTTTATCATTTACTCTTGTGTTAAATCTTCTTGATGTTTTAATAAGTTTTAACAAGTAAGGTGATTCATTTTGATATTGTGATAAACTTGGGTCATTTAAAGTTGTATTTTCTTGTGTTTCAAAAACTGTATCCTGTGCTAAGAAAGGAACCTCATACCAACTACCTCCGTCTGAATCAGTAACGGAAACCACCTCTGTAATTTTTTCTTTATCTAAAGTTATCTTGTCAAACTTTGTTGCTGTTCCAAATGTAAATTGTTCAGTAGTGGTGATACCTGATTTAGCAAGACCTGTTTTGAACAATCTAAAACTTGTAGGAACATCTCCGGATGCCGGTGTTAATGGTATTGATTCTAAATCATCTAATGAACTTGATACTTTAAAGTTAACATCATCTAATAATGAAAACTCAATACCAGTTGTTGACTTTAAAATTGTTCCTGAGTTAATTATAGAAGCGTATCTCATATCTGGTGATGATGTAAAGCTTGCACCAGCTCCACTACCACTCGCTGGAACATCCATAGCAAATGTTAATTTTACTGATGAAGGTGCTGCAAGTTTTGGTCGGTATCCATAAGATTGTGCAATCTCATAAATATTTTTTCTTTCTTCTGCTTGATTTAAAAGTGTTTCTCTAAATTGGTTATCAACATAGTAGTTCAATACATCTCCGACATAAGATGCCATTTCAACAAACATCATACCTGGTGATGCTTCATTAAAATCATTGTATTGGTTTGGGAAATATGATTTCGCAAACTCTATTAAGTTTTGTCTTATATCACGGAAGTCTCTACCAAGATAACTTACTTCTTTCTTTACTACTTTTTTGTTTGTTCCGTAATCTATATCTCTTGGATTTGGTGTTGGCATTAGTTGTCTCCAATATTAAAATTAAATGTTAAGGTTTCAAATACATCTGGGTTAAGTGTAATGGAAAACTCTAATGATATATTTATTATATTGTCATCTGGTTTTGCATCCGTTACAATCTCATTAATGATAACATAAGGTAGTTGTCTTGAAATAGCTTCTCTTATTGTACTATCTATTGCTTCTACCGATATTACTCCAATGTTTTCAAAAATTTGTTGTTTAAGATTAGAACCAAAGTCCGGTTGCATAACTCTTTCACCTGGACTTGTCAATAGTAGATTTCTTATATTAGATTTTGCTTGTTCTAATACCGTAGAAGTTGAGTGGAAAAATCCATCTACACTTCTTCCTAATGGAAATCTAATTCCTACTTTAGTATCTTCATTATTATTTATTTCTCTTACACTTGCCATTATGGTCTGTAATTACCTTCGCCTGATTTTTTCTTATTAATTGCTTTCATCAATCCAGAATAATCACGAGTTAATGCGTTTTGAACATCTTCTGGAACTGCGTCTACTGAAACCCCAGCTTTCTTAATAGTTTGAACTGCTCCCATTTCTCGTGCCTTTTCTTTATTCTGTCCACGACCTAAATTTCCATATCCTAAAACTTCTGCCATATTATCACTACCTAATACTCCTCCACCCAATGTTGGATAGTCATCTGTTTGTGATGAACCCAATGGTTTTGTATTGTTCAATACTTCATTTAAAACTGGGTTTTTTGAATATTGTTTATTAGGTTTATTGACAACCTTTTTAGGTTTAGGTTTAGAAATCGTTTCTGCTAATTTGATTTCTTTTTCTTCATTAATAAATATCTCACTCAGTTGTTTTTTGACTTCTTTACGAACAACTAATTCAATTATATTTCTTAACTTATTTTTATTCATTATTACTCCTAACTTGTTACTGATTTAATTTTTTCTGCTTCATCTTGTACTTCTACCATAGCTTCCAATAAGTCCATACCACCTGAAAATGCCTGAACTTCAATATCAATTTCAGATATTCTTTGGTCAAATCCATCTGCTGAACCTCTTGCTACATAGCTATTTAATTTTTCGGAAGACTCATCTCTTCGTTTAACCAATGATTGATATCCTGGGTCATCCGGAAATGATTGTTGAACTTCTTCTTCCAGTTTAGTATAAGTATCTAATCTTTGCTTTAATCCTCTACCACCTGTAAACTTACTTATAGTTTGTCCTGTTTTTTCTAAGTTTTCTATTTTGTTTCTAAGGTCTTGTGCCTCTTTCAATCCTAAATCTTCTACTACTCCATCTACTAAATCTTCTTTTAAACTATTAACGACATTTGCTACATCTAATAATTCACCTGACTTTATTGCTTCTAATGCTTTTACCTTTTCATCAATTTGGTCTTTAACATTATCTATGTTTCCTTTTAATTGTTTTAGTGAAGCAAATCCACCTATGATAGAACCAAATCCAGGAATAGGTTTAAACGCTTCTTTTAATTCTTTCATCGTGTAGGTTTTCCATTTAGACTTATCTAACCATTTTAATTTTAACACCAAGTCATTAAATTCTAATAACCTTTTTGCGTTTTTAATTTTGTCTTTAACATTTTTAAACCATACTGGATTAACTTTAAATTTTGGTAATCCTGGAATACCTGCTGGAACTAATGAACCAACTTGAACTTTTATAAAATCTAAATTCCACTCAACTTGTTTTGCGAGAATCGCTCCCATTTCTTGCATATTGTCTGGTGCTAATATTACATCTCCCTTTGTTAGGTCTTTATTTATTTGTAATTTTTTTCCGTCTTTAAAATCTTCAACAACTTCTTTTGCTTTAATTGAAACACTACCCATAGCATTGGAAATCTGAACACCACCATTACCACCTTTAATGTGAACACGATTGTTTGCAAATATTGCAACATCATCTTTACTCGCATTAAAAACAATTCTTTCAGCATCAATATAAACTTGTCCATCAGAATAATCTTGTGTAATAAACTCAGTTCCGTTTGGGTCTATATCTTTCATACTCTTACCAAACTTAACAACTTGTTCTGGATACTGAACACTTTGACTTGTAGTCATTAGTATTTTTGAACTACTTGTACTTGCATTATTTACCCTGAGTTCAATGTTTGGTGAATTGAGAAAAGTTTCATTAACTTTTTCTAATGCACCCTCTCCAAGTTCATCTGTTAAGTCTGCTATTTGATTACTACTAAGTCTTATATAGTTTCCAAATCTACCTTGGATAACTGTATCACCTTCTTTAAGAATTAATTTTGATTTATTAGTATCCCTAAAATATGTTCCCTGAACGTCAGAACTATCAATAGGAGCTTCTCCAACTGAACTAATGTTCTTATGTGAATAATTTAATCTTGATAATTCATCAAGTTTATTTGGAAATGTTTTTACCATAGACATCGGTAAGTAAAATCTCTCACCAAAAAATTCTATACCCATAACAACCTCACCTACTATTGGAAGTTGCATAATGTTTGAACCAAGTGGTCTAAATGTTTTAGAAGCTATTTCTGATAATGAAACATTTCTATCACTATAAACATATCTACCAACAATTTTACCATACTGAATTTTTTGTTTTGTAGCAACCTCAGTATCAGTAATAACATCAACAACCTCAATTGGTTCTATTTGATGCCATTGTCTTTCTTGTAGTATTTGTTTTACTTTAACTCGTAGGTCGTCCGTAGATACTACTCGGTTATCTAATGTAGTAGACTCGGTATTTTTACCGACCTCTTTATAAAATGCCATTTAACTTTCCTTACTGATGGAACTTTCTATTTCGTCTTTTTTGATTTGTAACTCCTGAACATCTGTTTCTATTGCACTCATCAGTTGCTCTTTTTCTGCTTCTGACAAACCGAACTCACTATCATCGGCTGATGCTCTTTTTTCTGCTGCTGTAATTCTTTGAACGATTGTTGCTAACTTGACAAGTTGTTCATCGTTCTTAACATTGATTTCTAAATACTCTTTTAGCATAGGGATAATCTGAACGGCCGTATCTCCGTCCTTAATAAATCCCACTACCTCTTTCATTAGAACTTCTAATTGTTTTTTATTGGTGTGGGAATTATCGTATATGTCCTTAAAGACATCTGATAAGGTTTTACCTTTGAATATTTCGTAATCTGTTGCCATAATTTTACTTGTAATTTATCTAATAATAAATAGTAAGATGTTAAAAAATAGGGATATATATTTATATACTGATTAATTTTTTTAGATTTGACTTATAGTTATTATACGAGTCGGGAAATACCGGCTTTTATTCATTAATAGGGGGAAACTAAATGAAAGACACAATCAAAATGATTATGGAAGGTGTATCTGGAATTAAAGATATGTTACTTCACATAATAGGCTTAGGTGTTCTCGTACAATTAGTATTTGTAGGGGGATTCTTAGGTATTGATGTTGTTGGTAATTTGATTAATTTGGTAAATACTTTCGCTAATGCGGGATTTGCTGGATTTATATCACTAATTGTGATACTCGGATTACTCAATAAATAAAGGTGGAATTAAGAAGGGCAGTAGAAATACTGCCCTTTTTTTGTATGTGTTATTTACTTGCTTCTACCGAAGCTTTTCTATATTCTGTAACTAACTTTTTAACTTCACCAAGTGCTTTACGAGCTCTTGTTCCAGCGGATTTATTTCCGGTGTTTACATTAGTCTGATGATTTGTTTCAAATTCTGTAAACAAATCACTTAGTTGTGAATATAGTTCATTGATTTTACTCATATGTATATCCTCCATATTTATTAATCTAACACGATATTAAAAGTTTTATTATTAGAAGTTAATCGTAAAGTATCTCCAACCATAGTTTTTGTCGGAGCAATCATATTACCAAACTCACCATACACATTAGACATACTAACTTTATTAGTTGTTTCAACCATATATCCGTTGAACCAAGTAACATACATAGTATCATAATTTACATAAACAAACTCATCAGTAAGTCCTCTTTTATAAACATATCCTAATGTATCTCCGATAACCCAATACAAATTACTTTCCCACTCTATCCTGTGATTGTCTATTGGACCATACTCATCTCCAACTACACCACCAACTCTATGAATTGTTTGAGTTTTTGTTGTATCAATTTCTAAATGGTAATATCCATTTTCATCAATAGGTAATCTCATATCGTAAGTTATGTGTGGAGTTCTTTCAGTCCAACCCGTTGTGGATTCACAACCAACCAATAAGAATAGTAGTATTATAAAGTTTCTAAATCCCACGAACCAGTCCAACGAGTCTCAATTGAACCAGTAGCTAAATAGTTCTTTTGTAAATTGACGTGATGTTTTTTCATTACATTAATAACACGAGTAATGTGTTGAGTGTTACTACCAGTCATTTCTCTAATCAGAATATACAAAGCTTTCTTATTAAAGTTTTCAATGTTCTCTCGTTTCTCCATTAGATATAAAACTGAATTGGCAACATCCATATCTTGTTTTCTTTTAAATACCGTAGTCAAATTATTTGTCCAGTAGTCTACGAACAAATCCACATACTCTTTTTTGGCATCAAGTAAGTCCACTCTTTTTGTTTCAGACATAGCATCTCTTTTGTAATCAGTTACGGATTCGTCATCAGTTTGTTTGAGTTTTTTGTAATTGTTATTGTTGTGTAGAATTAAATAGTTCTTAGCAACAATACTGAAATAACTAAATGCTTTTCCTTTACCCTCGGTAAACTTATGCATATTCATATATAGAAAACTTACCACTTCGTGCATTACATCAGAACTCGGAACATCAAAGTAATAAAATTTAAATGTATGAATTATATTTTCTGCCAACTTCTCAAAAGGTTGTCTAATATGTTCATTGTAAATTCGTTCTCTCATATGTGGACGAGTTTCTTTATTATGTCTAATGATTGCGTCTTCTGTTCCTTGGTGAAAGTAATATCTTGGTGAACCTTTTTTTGCTTTTCTTGGCATTATAATTCCTTTTCTGTTATTTCGTTTATTTCATCTACTGCTTCTTTTATTGCTGTGAACACTACACCGATTTCATCATCAGCTTTAAATGTTCCTTTGTTATCTAACTCATCTAAAACTTGTTTAGTATCTTGTATTCTTTGTGCATAATCTTCAATCCAACTTTCTAATCGTTCTGCTTTTCTCGTTAGATTAAATGTAGTCCAACCTAACATCAAAACAATTATACTTAGTAATATGTATCCTATCATTTTTTCTCTCCAAACAATTCATTAAATATATCTTTAGGTTCTGTTGATTTGGTAAACTTTTCTTTTACCTCATTATCAACTGCTGCTTTAATATTCGTTACTGACTTTTGAACCTTAGCACTTTCTACTTTATCACCCCTATCCCATTGATTACCTTCAATGTGAGTAGCCATCATATCTGCTTGGTGTAAGATGTAAGCGATATTACTTTTTAAAGTAAAGTCCTTATTGTATCCTTTAAGATATTTAGTATTACCTTCTTCATATAGTCCGTCAGTTAATCTTAATCCAATATACTCCCACTCTGTCATTGGTATTTCAAAGTGTCCTAATATCCAACACGCTCTATCTGTTACGGTCATAAATTGTAATTCTGGGTTGTGTGTAAATATTTCACCACGATTCTTTACATGCCAATCACTTTCTTGTGGAACATAATAATCGTGTTCTAAGTTTCCAACTTTACCTAAGTCGTGATGTAGAGCCGCAAATACTAATTCTTCATTTGTAAAGTTAATTGTTGCTCCATTTGATTCCCAAGTATCTCTTACTTGTTGTGACATCTTGACAACGTGTAATATGTGTTCTACATATCCACCCACCATAGCATTGTGAAAATGTGCTCTACCACTTGCTGGCGCTACTACCATTCTGTCTTCAAAATAATCATACATCTTGTTGAGTTTTTCTAATCTCACACCCTCAAATGTATTGTTTACAATTGTTCGTAAGTCCGTCCAATTTTGTGTTATCTGTTGTTCTGTTAATTGCTTCATTATCTACCTATATCTCCTAAGTATTTTTCTTTTGCTTCTTCCCACGATATGTTAATCATACCTGAGTAGAATAGTTTTTCTGGTTTAATTCTGTTTTGTTCTAATAATTTAGTATAACGATTTACTGCTTTTCGTTTCCACCAACTATCAATATACTCTATGTCTCTATCAAACATATTTCTGATTTCCAATTGGTCTTCATTGATTTCACTTCTTAGAAATTCTTTTCCGTTTTGATATATGTTAGCAAAGTAACAACCTCGTTTAAATCCGTGTTCATACTTTGCTCTCTTGATACCTAACTCTTTGTATATTAACTGAATAATCTTTTGTTTAATACCTGTTACTGGTTGACCTGTTTTAGATGTTGTAACTCTTTTGTAATCTTCTGTTTTGTGTTCTTTTAACCATTGATGCCAAGTATCATAAAATGAATCATCTGGTTTTAAACTAATCTTACCTTTGGTTTCACCAAGGGTTTTCCATTGTGGTATTCCATTATACATTGAGTGAATACCATATAAAGCTGTTGTTGATATACCGACTAATGTTTGTCCGTATAGTTTCTTCCAAGTATCACGAACAACTTTTGATGTAACCATTTGTGCTACTAACTTACCACCCAACATATTAAATCCTAATGGTTGGACACAACATATTGTGGTTCCAATTGCAGTGTGGTTTAGTTTTCCGTCTTGGAATTTGTTTTCTTTTGACCAACCAATTAGTGTATCTCTTACTCCTAACGAAGTTACATCACTACCTAAACAAATCAAACCTAATACTTTATTAGTTGATTTATCTCTAACATAAAATTTTACATTACGACCTGGATTTGCTGTGAACTCCATTGAGTGAATAAGTCTTCTCGTGATAATCCAATCCTCGTTTTCTTTTTGATTACCTTGTGTAACTGGTTCGACGATTGGTTCTATTGAATTGATTTCTTGAATTGTTAATTCTTTATTATAAATGTCTGTTGGTTGCCAGATAGTCTTTTCTAATCTATCTATTGTGTCTGCTCTATCCATAAAGAATTGTGGGTCTTTGTTGAACTCTTCCCACTTCTTCCATAATGTAGATTCCTCTACTGACATCTCTTTTAGAAAGTCCATATTGTCTATGAACTTTTGTTTCTCTGCTTCGTAGTTAAACTCAGCTTCACCGAAAAAATTCTCAAAACTCATCTATAACCTTTTTATTTTAAATTTCATATAACCTTAATATACAACATTTTTGTTCCGTTGTCAAGAACTTTTTTTAATTTGATATAAATTTTATATCCTCATTTAAATTTGCTTTCTTGATTTTAGCATCTGTAAACTTGTATGGTTTAACTCCTGGACTTTCCAAGATATCAATACGATTTACAAATCGTTTATTCATAGTATCTTTAACTTGATATACTCCGTTCTTTCCATTAGTTCCAGTCAATACGATAAAGTCACCATAGTCTAACCAACCACCCCAACGCTTTAATAAATTACGACTTACTGCAACATAATTATATTCTGATGCTTTGTGTATTGTAATCTTGGTTCCGTCTGCTAATATGTTTGGTGTTCTATCGGTTTGTCCTCGAACTGGGTGATACATTGTAACCACGACATCAAGTCCGTCCAACTTGACACCATTTTCTAATTCATCAATTTTTAATTGCAACCTAACTCTATCATCTTCCAATGAATCAATCGTTGCCATATAATATTCACGATACCCTTTGAATAAATCTA